CAGAGGAAGCTGCCCACGGTCAATAGATTTCAAACCGTGAAACCCGCGCCACGCGCCGATTGTATGAATTCCGAAGGATCATATCCTTTGATACTTGGGCAAAGCTCACAACTATTGGGAAATGTCAATCCTTACGTTCACTAATCATCTGTTTCTTGAACGGGAAATGTTCGGGACACAGGGCAAGTATCCGGAATCACGTAGCTAACACCATGATCCGTAGCCCATGGTGCCTGGCTTGGAAATGCTGGCGCGGGGGCGGAAAGCCGGCGGCGCCCGGCCGGCGGCGCCCGGCCGCGCCCGGCCGCGGCCCGGGGGGTGGGGGGCGAGCGGCGTGTTCCTGGACAGTCCCCGCGCCCGCTTTCAAAACACAAAAATCAAAAAACATTGCCTCCCCGCCCCAAACCGACCTAAATTCAAAAAAATGACCCCGACAAAAGCCGACATCGAGCTCGCGACACCGGAAGACATCGCCGACTTCTCCATCCTCGACGACACCAATCCGAGAAGCCTCGTCAACATCGTCCCGCCGCACGTCAAGCTCGCCATCCGGTGCGTGACCCGCGACCTGTACCTGCTCGACGAAGCCTCCCTCAAGAAGCGCGTCAAGCCGACCGACACTTTGAATTACCTGCGTCTCAATTTCTGGATCGAGTACAACCGGGCGCAGGAAAAGCGCAGCCTGATGAACATGGCGAACGTTGCCCGTGGGGCGACGACCAAGGAGTACATGAACGCCGTCGTCTGGGACTCGCCGGAGAAGACGGCGTGGGTGATTACCCCCCCGACGGAGTACGCGCTGGTGCAGGCCGACATTCTCTCGACGGGGCTCGCCAGACTTCGCGAGTGCCTGAGGGTCAAGCTCTACACCAAGACGGTGAAGATCACCGGCTACGCGGAGAACGGCGAGCCGATTCAGACGACGACGACGCGCCCGAACATCACGGCGATCCGCGAGATTCGGGCGATCACGGCTTGGCTGGCCGATCGGGTCCAGGGGTCGGTCGTCCAGCGGCTCGCCGTCAAACAGCAGACCGACACGACGGTTCGCGGCCACCTCTCGTCCTCCACCCACCGCGGCCCCGAGATCTTTGAGCCCGACGCCTTGGCCGAGCTCTCCCGGACGCTGCAGCAGGTCGACAAGCGCCTCCAACTCGCCGAGGCCGCCGCCCCCACCGACGAGGCGGCCGACGCCGAGATCATCGATGTCTGACTCCCCCTACTCGACGGTGCGCCCGACTGGCGAGCGCAAACTCCGCGACACCCTCCGAAGGGAGTCCGACCAAGCGAAGGAAAAACGCCACAAGCTTGAGAAAGGCTTGCCGCATCTCTTCGGGTGGAAGTGGTATGCGTGGGCCAAGGCTTTCTTCGACTCGACGAACCGGATGAATCTGCTCTGCGCCGCCAACCAGATTTCAAAATCTTCCAGCCAGATAAGGAAGTGTATCCACTGGTCCACCTGCGTCAAGCTCTGGCCCCGGCTCTGGGCGTCGACCCCGCGGCAGTTCTGGTATCTCTACCCGAACAAGGACGTAGCGACCGCGGAGTGGTTCAACAAGTGGCTCCCTGAATTCATGCCGGCCCATGAATTCAAAGACCACCCGATCTACGGGTGGCAGGTCGAGTTCGACAAAAGGAAGATCCACTCGGTACATTTTAACTCCGGCGTCATAATTTATTTCAAAACTTATGCACAGGATGTCCACAGCCTCCAGGCCGGCACTTGCCATGCTATTTTCTGCGACGAAGAATTGCCAGAGGAGCTTTACGACGAGTTGAAGGCGCGGCTCTTTGCCTCCGACGGCCACTTCCACATGGTGTTCACCGCCACGCGAAATCAGGTCATGTGGCTGCGGGCCATCGAGGGCAAGGGGACGGAGGAGCTGTTCCCCGACGCTTTCAAACTCCAGGTCTCAATGTACGACTGCCAGCACTTCAACGACGGCAGCCCTGGCGTTTTCAACGAGGAGAAAATCGAGCGAGCGATTGCGGGGTGCAAAAACAAGATCGAGGTGCTGCGCCGGATCTTTGGTAAATTCGTCAGAGAGTCCGGCCGCGTCATCTCCGAGTTTGACCCGCTTAGGCATTTCAAAGCGCCGATCGCCATCCCGAAGGATTGGCTTTGGTGGGGCGGCATTGACAACGGCTCGGGCGGGGACGCGCACCCGGGCGCCTACACCCTGGTCGCGGTGCGTCCCGACTTCCGCATGGGCTACGTGGCCCGGGGGTGGAAGGGTACGGAGGACGTCGACACGACGGCTGGCGACGTGCTCGACAAGTACATTCTTGGGAGAGCCGAGCTGCGGCCGGTGCAGCAGGTCTACGACTACAGCAGCAAAGACCTCAACACGATGGCCGAGAGGATGGGGGAATCCCTGACCCGGGCCGAAAAGTCGCATGACATCGGCGAGCAAATTCTCGATACGTTATTCAAAAACAACATGCTATACGTCTTTGATATCCCCGAGCTCAGAAAGCTCGGAACGGAATTCATGACGGTCATGAAAGAGACGGCGAAGAAGCACCGCAAAGATGACTTGATGGATACCGTTCGCTACATTTGCGCCGCCATCCCGTGGGATTGGGGGGCACTACAAGGACAGCTCAATGAAGAAGAAAAAGAGAAAATCAAAGCGGAGAAGCCCTGGACGGAAGCCGACCAAGTCGCCTGGGAAATTACCCAGAGGCGGGGCGAGACCCGGCGCCGGCCGGCCGAAGAAGGGGCCGACGAAGAGTTTGAGGGTGAGGTCGATTATTGGAACGAGCAGTATGGCTAGGTCCGGAGCGACGAAGGTGGGCCGGAACATTAAGCAGCCCAAGGGTTTGGTGGTTTTCAAACCCATATCCGCCCCACTGACGGCGGCCGCCACTGGTTTCACCGCCGCCGAGCTTTGTGATATTCTTGACAAAGCTAAAGCCTTGAATGTAGCCTCCTTGGAAATCGCAGGTGTCAAAGTGTCGTTTGAGCAGGAGCCGAAAACTCCCGCGATTCCCCGCCAGGGAAAAAGAACGATGCCTCAAGGTTCCCCCCGCGCCGCCGAAAGCGGGCACACGACGGACGTTCCCTCCCTTTTGACTCCCGGTGACAATGCCGCGTTGAAAGAGGCTCAGGACGCCCAGGCTCTGATCGAGGACCCCATGTCTTTCGAGCAGACCCAGATCGACGCCCACTTGACCGAGCCGCAGGAGCCGACGCCAGAGCGCCCGGCCCCGACCACGAGGGAACCGGATGGCGAAAATGAATCTTGGGAGGTTGAACAACCTCTATAAAGACGCTGACGCGGCCGACCGCGAAGTTTTCGCCGAGATGCGCTCCAACGTCCTGCTCATAGCAGGACTTCATTATTCCAAGGCCAATCGCAACACGCTGGAGTCCCGCGCCCGCGAGCACTCCAATCTGACGGAGCAGCAAAAGCTCCGGCTCACCAAGAACCACATCCACAAGATCCACAAGCGGTACGTCCAGGCCGTCCTGTCGTTCGCCTCCGGCATCACCATCTCGCCGCAAATGGACGGCGACATGCAGGACCAGAAGGCGGCCGACTTGAACCTCGCCGTCTGGCAGGACGGCAAGTATCGCTACAAGCTGAAGGAGCAGATCCGAAAGTGGGCGGGTGACTTCTGCGGCATCGGCGAAGTCGCCTTGAAACTTTTCTGGGACCCGAACGACGGTGCCTTGCTGGGCTACGGCCAGGCGACCCACCCAGCGACCGGCGAGCCGCAGTTTGAAGACGACGGCTCACCCGTGGCCGACGAGAAGCAGCCGGTCTTCCAAGGCAAGATGGTTTTCGAGCGTCTTTTCGGATTCAACCTGCTGCGCGACCCGGCCGCCAAGGACATGCTCGACTCGGCGTACACCATCTCCCGCAAGATGACGCCGACCAGCTGGCTGAAACAGAAGTACAAGGACCAGCCCGAGAAGCTGAAGTTCATCACGCAGGACCATAACGACGAGTTCATCGTCTTCGACGCCAGCCGCATGGGCTATGAGCGGTCGAAGAACCACACGATGGTCAAAGAGATCTTCTGGCGCCCGTGCTCGGAGTACCCCGAGGGCTACTTCGCCATTTGGACCTCCGGCGGCGTGCTGGAGGAAGGCGTGCTGCCGTTCGGCATCTATCCGATCATTTGGAAAGGCTTCGACGAGAATCCGTCGAGCCCGCGGGCGACCAGCCTCGTGAAACAGGCGCGTCCCTACCAGGCGGAGATCAACCGGGCCAGCTCCCAGATGGCGATGCACCAAATCACCATCTCCGACGACAAAATCCTCTACCAAAAGGGCGCCCAGGTCACGAGCGGTGCGCTGCTCCCGGGTGTCCGCGGCATTGCCTACCAGGGGAAGGAGCCCAGCATCCTTGCCGGCCGTGAGGGCGGCCAGTATCTCAACTACATCCTGGCGCAGATCGAGGAGCTGTACAAAGTCCTCGATGTCGACGAGCTAGACATCGAAAAGAACGGCCAGCTGGAGCCGTTCGCGCTGCTTTTCCGGGCCGCCCGCCAAAAACAGAAATTCTCGATTTACAGCGAAAAATTCGAGGAATTTCTCGTCGAAGTCGTGAAAACTTTCCTCGAACTGGCGAAGAAATACTACCCAGACGACATGCTTATCCCGGCAATCGGGGCCAAAGAGTACGTGAATATGGCGGAATTCCGCTCGACGGTGCCGCTAAATTACCAGATTCACGTCGAGGCGATGGACGACACCTTGGAGTCGAAATTTGGGAAGCAAATCTCGATTCAGCACATGCTCCAGTACGCCGGCCCGCAGCTGACCCGCGACGACATCGGCAAGCTCGCCAGGAACCTACCGTTTGCCAACGGCGAGGAAATTTTCGACGACCTGACGATGGACTACGACAACGCTAAGAACGACATGCTCGCTTTGGAGCGCGGCGAGTTCCCGCAGCCGCAGCAGGACGACGAGCACACCTACATCATCAAAAAGCTCAGCCGGCGCATGAAGCAGCCGGACTTCCGCTATTTGAAGCCGCAGATCAAACAGCTTTACGCCGTCAAAAAGCAGATCCACGAGCAGATGCAGGCCGCCGTCGAGCAGAAAATCATCGACGCCAAAAACGAGTACATCCCCGCCGACGGCCCCATGATCGCCTGCGACATGTACGTCGAAAACCCCACCGACCCGAAGGCCGCCCCGAAGCGTGCCCGGATCCCGCAGCGGGCCATCGACTGGCTGATCGAGAAGCTGAAAGCACAAGGCGCGGACCTGGCGAAGCTGGAAAGCATGAACCAGGGCTCGCTTGGTGAGATGGCGGACATGATTCTCAAGAACCGGGGAGCTGGTCAGCCCGGCCAAGGCGCACCTCCCCCCCAAGGCAGCGGCCAAGCCCGGCCGATGCTCGGAGCCACGGGATGATTTTGACTCAAGGACTGACCGGACATTTTGACCTCGACGAAGCTGACGGTTTTAACGGCCCTGGCGGCGGTGACGGGTTTCCTACGCCTAACGCACCCCCGCCGCCGGCCGCCGAGGAAAAGACCGAGGGCGACGGCACGACGGACGAGCCGCAGGTCACTCCGATGCCCCCCGCCCCCGCGGCCGTAGCCGCCGCGCCTCTACCCTACCAGCCTAATCTGAAATTCAAAGTTCACGGCAAAGACCTCGAAGTCGACGAGTGGCTGCGCCCGCTCATCACCGACGCCACGTCAGAGCAAAAGGTCCGGGAGCTGCTGGAAAAAGCCCACGGCCTCGACCATGTGAAGGCCGGCCGCCAGACGGCGATGGCGCAGCTGGAGACGGTGACGAGCCAGCACCAAGGGCTCGTCTCCAGCGTGCAGAACCTGACGGGCATGGTGAACCGGGGCGACCTCGAAAGCTTTTTCGAGGCGCTGCAGATTCCTGAGAAGGCGGTTTTGGAGTACGCTATGCGTAGAGTCCAATACGCCCAAGCCGACCCCGCTGCCCGCCAAGCCTACGACCAGTGGCGGGCGACTCAGGCGCAAGCGACTCAACTCGCCGCCGAGAATCAGGGTTACCGTTCGCAGATGCAGAGCCAGAGCGTCCAGGCCCGCACGCAGGAGCTGGACATTGCCGTCGCCAGACCGGAAGTCATGGCGGTGTCGGAAGCCTTCGATGCCCGGGTCGGAACGCCCGGAGCCTTTAGGGCCGAAGTCATCAACCGCGGCAAGTTCTGGGCCTATCAGCAGAAAGACATCAGCGTCGACCAGGCCATCAAGGAAGTGATGGCGATGGTCGGCGCCAATCCGGGAGCTGCCGCAAGCGCCCCCGGGCAACAGGCGGCGGGGGCTGGCCAGCTCCCACCCGCCGCCGGAGCTCCTCAAGCCGCGCCGAAAGCGCCCGATAGGAAGCCCGTGATCCCCAACATCGCCGGCAACGGCACGTCCCCCGCGAAGATTGTGCCGAAATCTATCAAACAGCTTCGGGAAATGGGGCAGCAAATGGCCGCTGGCCGCTGACCCGCCCGACTTGAGGAGACTCCATGGGAACGACCCGTACATTTCAAGCGATGCTGAACGAGTACCTGCCGAACGAATTGCTCAAAGAGGAGCTGATTCAACGGGATTACATCCTCCAGACCGTCAACCGCGACGACAGCTGGAAAGGCGGGAATTTGGTGGTGCCCTTCAAGGGCGCTTCCGCGTCGTCGGTGGCCTTCGGCGGCCTGACGGCCTCCAACGACATCGCCTCCAGCCGGTTCATCCGGGGCGGCATCTCGGACTACCGCGAGTGCTGGGGCTCGCTGATTTTCAATCAGCGTGACCTTCAGGAGCACGACGGCAAGATCCCGGAGACGACGTTCCTGCGTCTGCTCCCGGACGAGCTGGAAGACTTCATGGACTACGAGAAGCAGGTCGTCTCGGTCCAGCTCGGCTCCGGCCCGCAGTTCGCCACCCTGACGAGTAACGGCACGGCCGGCGGCGTCATGGGCATTGACCACATCGACCGCTTCCAGGTCGATCAGAAGATCGTGCTGGTGGACAACAACACCGGGGCGGCGAACTACTACGTCATCGCCATCTCGGTCGACGGGGAGACGGTCACCGTCTCGGCGACCCGCGGCGGGGCGGCGGCCGACATCAGCGCCTACACCGTCGCCCAGTCGGCGAAGGTGTGGCATGACGGCGTCTACGACGCCGGCGGCAACCACGCGACGTTCGTGTCGCTGCGCCAGGCTCTCCTAAGCGCGGCGAACGGCGGCGCGACGGCCCTGCACGGCGTGACCAAAACGGCCTGGCCGATTTTGCAAGCGGTGAACATCGACGGCACGGGCGTCACGGCGACCAACATCCTGACCCGTCTCTTTGACGCGCTCACCGAGCAGCGCCGCCGCGGCAAGGGCATGGCGACCGAGTTCCTGATGGACTTGACCAACCTCGGCGCCGTGCTGAAGCAGGTCGAGCTGAACAAGGGCGCCTACAAGGTCGTCGGCGAGCCGAAGCCGAACCTGTTCGGCTGGCTCGAAACCACGGTCATGTCGGTTACCGGCCAGACGATCAAAATCGTGGGCATTCAGGAGTGGGAACGCGACACCATCGCGCTGATGGACTGGCGCTCCATCACCTTCCGGACCAACGGGTTCTTCAAGAAGCGCATCAGCCCGGACGGCCGCGAATACTTCGAGATCCGGAACCAGACGGGCTACCAGTACATCGTGGACGTCTGCCTCTTCGGCGAGATGGAGTACCGGAAAATCGGGCAATCGGCCGTGATCTACGGCATCCCGGCGTTCTGACCAAAGTGCCCCGGGCCACGCGGCCCGGGGCTTCCTCCTTGCAAAACCTCCTGGAGATTTGAAATATGTCACTGACTGCACAAGGGATCGCCCTGC